TGTCCGGCGGCCTGTATGGCAGGCAGCGATTCACGAAGCCCAGACACAAAAGCTTTGTACGCAGGCTGCAGCCCCTCGCCTATCGTGGCGCGGACGTTATCCCACTCAGCCGCAAGGATGCGCTGCTGATTCGCAAGGCCGTCTGATGTGCGTGCGAAGTCGCCCTGTGCTGTGCCCGTTTGCTTAAGAATCGCAAAGTACGCGGCCTGCGCCTTAACGGCCGGAGTTAGATCCTCACCCACCTGCGCAAGACTGCTGGCGTAGGCCACCTGCTTGAGTTGGGCGTCATTAAGAAGAACGCCGTACCGGCGAATCGGCTCGGCTTCGCCACGAAGTGCAGCCCCGATAGCAAGCGTGGCGTCTTCAATCGTGGTGTTGTTGAACGACGCCAAGTCTGCTGCAAGCTTGACGAGATCAACGGAGAAGTCTGCTGCTTGCCGCTGGCTTAGTCCGATTGCGGTAAACAGGTTTCCGAATGATGCCGTCGCCTGCAGCGCCGCCCGAGACGAGAGGCCGATGCCAGACGCACTGTTGGCAAACTCTGCCACAGCCTTTGCTGACTCACCGAATACGACGTTTGCCTTTGACGCCTCTTCGCCAATAGACACGGACTCCGTGACAAAGCCTGACAGCAGCGTGTTGGCTTGGCTGATGGATGACGTAATCGCTTGGATGCCGCCAATAAAAGCTCGGCCGATCTCAATCGTTTTAAGCGTTGAAACGTCACGCTGTGTCTTCTTGGCGGCCAGGCCCAACTTCTCGAGTTCCACCACGCCGGCATTGATGCCGCTGGCCATCTGCACCGCAGATGCCGAGAGGTTGAATCCTAGAGAGATGGTTGCCATAGGTCACTTTCCGAGATCTGACGCCATGCGGCGTAGCGTCTCGGCTATCTGAGTTGGATGCTTTGGGGCCCTGTCTTCAATCGGAATGAACTTCTCTGGGTCCGGAGTCTGCTTGGAGTAGGGGGCAAGCACCGAAGTCACGAGCATGGCTGTCTGCCCCCACGTATCGTCCAGCGGCTGGAACCACCTGGCCCAAGCGATCCACTGCGAGAACTCGCGCGAGTCCATCGCGTCGATTTCGCGTAGCGTTTTCTTGAGGTGACCCGCCAGACGCAGCTTGAACTGCAGCGTAGGGCGGGCGTTTATTCCCCCGCTAGCTTCTTTATTTCCTCCTCGGTCAGTGCGTTGTGCTTCAGGGCCGCATGCCACAGGCGGTGCATCACGTCGCTGCTGCGACGCTTGATGGCTTCCTTGCCTTCCTCGCCTGGGTAGAGTAGGCCGCCCTTCTCGTCGCAGAGCGTGCGGCAGAGCAACTCAGACCGGAAGTCAACGATGGCACCATTGGAAGACTCAAGTGCCTTGATCTCGTAGGAGTCACGATCGCCGACAGACATAAGGCGAATGCATATCTTCCCGTCTCCACCAAGTTCTGGTGCTTCAACGGTGATGATCTTTGCGTCTGGGGCGTTGTCGATCTGATCTCGAGTCAGTGGCATTGCTCACCCGTCTAGTAGTTTGAACGTCACCGAATACCGGGTCACTCCGTTGAGTTCCGGCTGGGCAGTCCATCCCTCATAGACTGCATTCGATGTCAAGGAAACGCCCGCGCCGAAAACTACGAGCGACTTCCTCAAGCCCCATTCGCCCGTGCTGATGTTTGCGGTCCCGAGGCACTCCACGGAAACGCTGCCGGCATCGTCAGTCCACACAACGCTGCGGCCCTTAGAGGAGCCGCCTGCGTAAGACACCTGCAGGCCTGTGACCTCAGTGAACGCGACGCCGCCCCACGTTACAGACAGGCCGGTTGAGTGAGTCGCCACGGCTTCCTCCGCTGGCGATCAAGCAACCTGGAACGATGCCGAGCCCTTGATGGCGTCGTTGGTCGCCAGAGTCACGGTTGAGGACTTGCACGTGGCGGCAACGCCAGTGAGCGTGATGCCGCCAGCAATCGTGAGCGTTCCGGTGATGCCCTGTGCGATCGGTGATGCGCCTGCATTCGCAAGGTAGTCAATGGTGACTTCTTTGCCAGTGTCTCCAGCAGAGCCCTTGAGGGGGCGCGAGAGCGTGGCGACAGTCGCGCCAGTCGTTTGACCCAGGTGGGAAACGTCAATGGAATCGGTGGCGTTGTTGTCGGCAATCGTATAGGTGATGTTCGTGACCGTGTAGTTCACGCTTGCGAAAGTGAACGTCGTGCCGGAACTGTCATGAGGCGTTGCGGGCATTTGTTACTCCTGCCACCAAACGTCGTATTGCTGGGTGATTTGATACGCCGGCGGTAAGTCGGAACCGGCCAGCGTTACCAAGTCGTCGGTTTCGTTTTCAAGCGACACCTGCGACACAGTGCAGCCTAGGACTTCGCCCCCGTATCCATCCAGAACCGAACGCATGGCGTCTGCGACCTGGCGGGCCTGTTCGTAGGTGGCTGCGTAAATGCTGTACTCCACCGTGACCTGCGGTATCCCGGCAGGACTTTGGAGCGTCTGCGTGCGTCTGATCGCCGTACGCCTCCACGTCACGAATGGCAGCGAAGCGGACACCGGGGCCAGCGTCGGGTATGTCCCAGTGCCGATGAGCAGGGCGACTTCTGGGCTGGCATCAAGCACACGCTTGAGGGCGGCTTCTGGCGACTTCAGCATCAGAGTCCTCCTGTGCCGCCGAACTTCCGCTGATATTCCGTGGCGGCACGAGTCAGCGCCTTCCGCATTTCCACGTCGAGAGTTGTCTGCATCTGGCTCTTTGACTTATTGAAAGCCTTCTGCAGCGGATGACGCGCAGGAGATCCCGCAACGGACCCGCGAGCAATGAAGTCCACTGGGTACAGCCCTCGGCCAGTAAATGGCCCGCGAGAGCGAAAAGACGAGAGTAAGCCGCCTGCGGATTGCTGCTTTGCCCTGACGGCTATGGTGCGAATGCGGCCACCGAGAATCACTTTCTTCTTGGCCACCTGCCTGCTCTTGCCTGGAGATCGCGGCCTGGTGCCGAACTCGACTAGGTGCGAGTGGTACGCACGATTTGGCCCCTTGAGCACAGATCCGCCAGTGAAAGCAGGCACTGCGCCTTTTTGGCTCGCCGTGTTGGTTGGGCGTCGAAACCCGACAACCACTACGCTCACCGGGATGTTGGCTTTGTTGTTCGTGTACTTGCGGTCTACTCTGGTGACGCTGGCGAGTAGGTTTCCGGTGACTTGGCCAATCGCCGAAACCTCATTCCGCAGAGCGTCCTGCCCAGGCTTTGCTGCCTTTCGCAACGCTTGGCTCTGGTACTTAAGGCTGATTTCCTTCGGCAGCTTTTTGAGCTCACGGACAATATCATCAAGAGTCTTGAGGCCATACAGTCCTTTGGCTGTCTTGCTCTTGCCGAGCGACAGCTGAATCAGCGACGGGCCTTCGGCAAATATGTTGCTCACGCCACCACCTCCTGGCAGATGGCTTCGTGCTCGCTGCGGTTGCCGTGCTCGAGCAGGCTCACAATCTCCAGCACTCGCCCGCGCCACAGGCCACGCATCTGCTGCGTCAGGCCAGTTAAGTGACGCATTCGCACCTTGTGCGTGATGGTCACGTCCATCTGGCCGGCAGCCAAAGCCTCGCGGGCCGTTACGCCTTCAACGCTGGCCCACACAGTTGAGAACGTAGCCCATGAAACGATTGTTTCGCCGAGGCTGTTTCTAGTCTCAGTGGCCTGCTGCCACGTCACTCGCTCGCGGAGTTTGCCGGCGTCAATCATGTGCCGTACATCGCAATGGTGTACGAGGATGTGCCTGCGTTTGCGCGCACTGTCGGTAGTTGCCCGGCGTCACCAAAATCACCATAGGAGCTTGAAACAATGCTTAACGAGTTTGCGTCCACGGTCACAGTCGGGTTATTCACAACCAAGGCAGCAGGCCCGGACTTAATCACGTAGCGCTCAATCTCAAAGAACGAAACTAAAGCGCCGCTCGCGTCCCTGTAGGCTGTCGGCGCGACTTGGATAGTCACGGCACTAGTGCCAACCGTGCCGCTCACGATAGCCACCTTGCCAGTGGTGTAGGCCCGAGAGTCCTGCAAGCTCGTTACCTTGAGCGATGCCGTGCCGTCCTTATCGTGGAACAGCACGTCCACGTTGATGCGTCCTTCAATGCTCATTGGTAGCTGCCCCATTTCTGTGACGAGAGAAGCGATTCCACAGCAAACTCAAGCGGCTTGCTGATGCTGCCCACGAGCACCGTGCTGCGGCTTTCGTACCAGTGGCCAACCAGCATCAGGCAGGCGTGGCGAATGGCGGCAGGCACGCTTGAGCCAGCGGCCCCGTAGCCGGCCCACCACGTCACGCTGATGGCGTTGTCATCCATGAGATGCGGCGGCCACGTCTGGCCGTACAAAGTCTTCACCGCCCCTGGCGTGCTGCTGCGGTCCACGCGGTAGCTGGCTGTCGAGTAGGTGGCTGTCGTGCCGTTCTCGTAGGTGAACGTCAGGGCCACCGCCGTGGTCGTGCCGGCCGTCGCCATGGGTGGCCGTGGTAGCTCGATGTCGTGGGTGCCGTCTGGCGGGAACGAGTCAAACCGCATCACCCACTGCGTATTGACCAGCGTGCGATCTAGGTACTGCTCGCACCACTCGCGGGCTGCCGTGATCAGCGTGCCGATGTAAGCGTCATCTTCGCTCGTATCCACCCGAAGGTGGGCCTTGGCTTCCGCGAGCGTGACGGGCTCAACGGCTGGCGGCGTCTGTCGAGTCAGGCTTCGATACTGCACGGCGGCCTCTTCGCTTTGGGGTGGCGTCTGCGGTTTCTACGTCGTGCTCAAGGGCAGCCGTTTCAATCAGAGACGGCTGGTTGTCTTCCACAGCGACACGCTGAGCGAGCAGCTGCGTGGTGATGCCGCCAGGAAGCTCAGCCACTTGCCCCTTGCGGTAGCCACGCCACGCGCGGGTAAACATAATCTTCGGCATTAGCCCACACTCCATGCAGATTCAGGCGGCTTCCCCGTGTTCGTGAACTCAGTAGTCCACTGGAAAACAGGGGCAGTAAGGTTCTTGCCGGGCCACGTCACGACGTATTCGCCATGGCCCAAAACGACACGCGGCGAGACGAAGACGCGGTTGCCCGAGTCTCGCCAGTTGCGCCAGAAGTAGATGTCAGGATCAATCCTGCCGTCGTTCCACGAGCCGCCTTCGTCCGGCTTGCTCCAGAACCAAGGCTTCTTGGCTCGCTTGAGTGCGGCAGTGCTGATGACAGTGCAGCCGAAATGGGCAGTATCTACTTCCTGCACGGGTTCTGAAAACCATTCTTTGGGCACCTGCGTGTGCCCATCCTCTGGCGGTGCGTCCAGCGTGCCCTTCAGCGTCAGCATCGGGCGGCCGTCTTCACGCTTAGTCTGCATGCCGGTGATGGCGTCACACTGAAAGGTCATCGCCATCGCAAATAACTGTTCGAGGTCCTCCTTTTGAAAAAAACTGTCGTAATCGATACAGAGCAGCCATTCCGCCTTGTCGATGAACTGCTCCATGACGCGGGTGTTAACTTGATCCCAGAACGCACCCGTGCCCATCGTGGGGCGAATGCCAAGCGGCATCAGGGCCTGGGCCCAGGCGA